ACAGTTTAATCTTCTTCAACCTGGTGAAACTCAGATTGTTGCCGAAATGCGTACAACATCTGGAACAAGTGCTGGTGGCAGTGAGGTTTCTTTCGTTGATCAAGGTTTCCAACCAGTTGCACTCAATGCTTCAAATGAGTTGAATGTTCCAAGTATCGTTGCTTCTTCTAGAAATGAAGACACATATATGACCAGTCTTCCTAAGAATAGGTCATTCACATTGTCTCTGAATATGACGAGCAATGATCCAAATCTGTCACCAGTTATTGATCTTCACAATGCTGCCGTTATCTACGGAAGAAATAGACTCAATAATCCTATTGAGAACTATGCAAGTGACGGAAGAGTTAATTCAACAACAGAAGATCCACATTCTGCAACTTACTCCACAAGAGAAGTCACACTCAAGCAACCAGCAACTTCACTCAAAGTTCTTATTAGTGGTTTGAGACCAGCATCATCCGACTTCAGAGTATTGTATAAGTTAATCAGACCAGACTCAAGTCAGGTCGATCAAGCATATCAGTTATTCCCTGGTTATAATAACTTGCGTGATACTGATGGTGATGGTTTCGGTGATGAAGTCATTGATGAAGCACTAAACAATGGCAGACCTGATGCCTTTGTTCCAGCAAGTTCTGAAAATGAATTTAGAGACTACCAGTTTAGCGTTGATAATGTTCCCCAATTTACTGGGTTCAAAATCAAAATCGTTATGAATGGAACAAACGAAGCGAAAGCTCCTAAGTTGAAAGACTTGAGAGTTATCGCACTAGCATAATGAAGAGAGTTGAAGGTTCTAAGCACCTGTTTCGTGAAGACTCAGGTGCTATTGTAAATACTGATACAACAGGTTATCAAGATTATGTTAGACTTCGTAACGCTCGCAGACTTGAAAAACAAGAGCTTGCAGAGTTGAAGAGTGAACTGAGTGAAATTAAGTCCCTACTAATGGAGTTAACAAATGGACCCCAATCAAATCCAACTTGAGTCAATGTCTAAGTCGTTTGAGTATGAACGACAGGCAAGACTCATTGATGAGTGTCAAGATGTCGGGGAGTTACAAAATATTTGCAAGTCATACGCCAAGTTATATTTCAAACAACAAGAAGTGGTCAAAGCAGTAGGTTTGCCCACCTAAATAACATTATAAAGACTTCTTTTTCAAATGGCATCTGCATATGTAAGCAACCTAGTAATTAATGCTGGTGTTGACTTTGAGCAAGTTTTCACATTGGAAGATGGTGCTAATAATGCACCGATTAACTTAACTAATTATGGTTTAAGTGCCCAAATGAGAAAACATGCTACTGCCACTGGTGTGACTACATTTACAACTTCTTTTTATGATGCTCCAAATGGAAAGATCCAAATAGGTCTTTCTACAGCACAAACTGCTTCCCTTAAACCAGGAAGATATGTATATGATGTTGTTATTACCAATACTAATAACAAAATGGAAAGAGTTGTTGAAGGTATGGTTCTAGTATCTCCTGGAGTAACACGATAATGTCAATTCGAGTCAAAACTAGTAGTGGTGCAAAAACTGTTAGGGTTGGTCAAAGAAATGCCGTTAAAGTAGTAGCATCTCAAAAGGCAGCAACAACTGCACTTGCAAGTCTTCAGGAGATGTCCAATATACAAAATGTTGATGATTCTGCAAGAGCAGATAATACATTATTAATGTATCAAGCATCTACCAATACCTATATACATATTCCATGCTCGCAAGCACTTGACCTTGCGGACTCTAGAGATGATGAAGCTATCGACTATGGAAGTTTTTAATCAAATAAATACATAAAAAGGTAGAAAGTCAAAATGGCAGCTCCCGTCTTACAGTTTAAGCGTGGTCAACATGCTAATGTTGGGGTAGCTTCTTTCAAAGCCGGTGAACCTGGTTTTACAACTGACAAATATGATTTTTACATTGGTTTGGATGGCACCCATACAAACCAAAAGTTCTTGGGTAGTTCTCGTTATTGGTTAAGAGAAGCAGCATCAACAGGAAGTGCCGTCAGAGTTGTCGAAGGCAGCAACAATGGCGATAACTATATTGAACTTAAATCACCAGCAACTCTCGCTGGCAACTTAACTTACACCCTTCCAGGAACTCAAGGAGCTGTAAATAGTCTTCTTGAGAATGATGGATCTGGAAACTTATCATTCACCACAACACCAACATTCTCTAGCGCAAACCTTAGTGGTGATCTCACTGTTGGTGGTGGGACCAGTATCACAGGTGACCTCTATGTTGGAGGAACTTCTGAGTTTATCGGTGTTGTAACCTTCCGTGGTGGCACCGTAAGACTTGGTGATGGTGATACCGACAACATTGTTGTTGGTGGTGAATTTGCTTCTCATTTGGTCCCTGACCAAGATGGATCTTTCGACCTTGGTACTACTACAAAAGAGTGGAGAAACCTGTTCCTTGATGGAACTGCTGAAGTAGATGGTATCAACAACTCTGGTGTTACAACCACCACAGCATTAAAGGGTTATTCCTACTTACAGGCACCACACTCCGCTAGCACACAAAACTACACTGTAACTGTCGCTGCTAAGACTGCAGCCCACAGATACAATGGTAGTGGAAGCAGCAATGGTTATGTCATCGATGGTGTTGAGTCACCAACTCTTACTCTGACTCCTGGTAAAACTTATAGGTTTACCCTGAGTTCAAGTGACATGACAAGTCACCCATTCAGATTCTATCTGGATGCGGCTAAGACATATGCTTATACAACGAACGTAACTACAGCAGCAACATATGCTGAAATTACAATCACCGATACTACACCCGCTATCTTACATTATCAGTGTAGTGCTCATGGTCTCATGGGTAATACGCTTGTATGTAATACAAATGCGGTGCACACTCCTCACAGTGCAACTTTTGAGGGAAGCGTCAACGCCAAGGGTGATGTAGATCTGGGTGATGCCACTTCTGACACCATCACTGCCACTGGACGTTTTGATAGTGATTTAATTCCTTCCACCGATGGTGCAAGAGACTTAGGTTCTTCTACTCTTGAGTGGCAAGACCTGTTCATTGATGGAACTGCTAATATCGATTCACTGGCAGCAGACTCTGCTGCGGTTGCTGACCTCACATCTGGTCGTGTTGTTCTGGCAGGAACTGGTGGTGAACTTGAGGACAGTGCAAACCTTACATTCGACGGAACTACATTAGCAGTTACTGGTAATGCAACTGTAGATAATGTAAGGATTGATGGTAATGAAATTGATACAACTTCTGGTGGTCTTACACTTGACTCTGCCAGCGGTACAACCACAGTTGATGATAACCTGACTGTCAACGGAACATTTACTGTTCTTGGAACACAGTCTATTATCAATACGGAAACACTGAAGGTTGAAGACTCTCTAATTGAGATTGGTCTTGTTAACAGTGGTGGTTCACTGGTCGCTCCAACTTCAGACGCCAATATTGATGTTGGTGTTATCCTTCATTACTATTCTGGTTCTGCTAAGAAAGCAGCAATGTATTGGGACGATTCTGTCTCAAGACTTGTATTTGCTGATGAAACTTCAGAGAACACTAGTGTACTGACTGCTTCCTCTTACGCTGATGTTGAATTCAAAGGACTCTTCATCAATGACTGTGCTGGTCAGTCTCAAGTTATCTCCTGCACTGGAACTGAAAGATTCCTTGAAAACATAACCGTAGATGGTGGTTCGTTCTGATATTAACGACAACTTATAAATACAGGTGGGCGAGTCCCACCTTTTTTTGTATCTATTATGAACGAAACTGAGATTAAAAACTTGATTGCTGCATATCAAAAAAAGTCAGGAGAACTCTTAGCGCAGACTATCGCTCTCGATGCCAGAGTAATGACTTTATCCAACACCGTTTCAGAACTTGAAGAGGAGTTGGCGAAACTGAAGAAACCTAAGAGAACTACCAAAAATACTGAGGAATTCTAATGGCAAAACCGTCATCACGCCAAGGTTTAATTGATTATTGTTTGCGAAGACTTGGAGCACCTGTATTAGAAATAAACGTAGACGATGACCAGATCGATGACCTGGTAGATGATGCACTACAGTATTTTTCGGAGCGTCATTATAATGGTGTTGAGAGAATGTATCTCAAGCACGAATTCACTCAGGATGAAATAGATAGAGGAAAAGCAAAAGGGACAACTGGAGTTGGTATTGTAACCACAACCGCAACCTCTACAAATATTTCTGGTTACGGCACCACAACTTCAACCTACTACGAAAACTCCAACTTTATTCAAATACCAGACTCGGTTGTTGGTATTGAGAAAGTATTTAAGTTTGATACAAGCACCATCTCTGGTGGTATGTTTAGTATCAAATATCAGTTATTCTTAAATGATTTGTATAGGTTCAACTCAGTTGAACTGTTGCAATATGCGATGACAAAGACATATCTTGAAGATATCGACTTCCTATTGACTACAGATAAGCAAATAAGATTTAACCAACGTCAAGATAGAATGTATCTTGATATTGACTGGGGGACTGTTACTGCTGGTGACTTCATTGTTATTGACTGCCACAGAGCACTTGACCCTGAAACATTCACTCAAGTATATAATGATAGTTTCATGAAACTATATCTCACTGCTCTTATTAAGAGACAGTGGGGAGCAAATATGATGAAGTTTAGTGGGACCAGACTTCCAGGTGGTATTGAACTGAATGGAAGACAGTATTATGATGATGCTGAAAGAGAACTTGCGGACATCAAGTCAAGAATGTCTAATGAGTATGAACTTCCCCCTCTCGACTTTATTGGCTGATGGCACTTAATCCGTTTTTTCTACAAGGTTCTCACGGAGAACAAAGATTAGTTCAAGAGTTGATAAATGAACAACTCAAGATATATGGTGTTGAAGTAACTTATATTCCTAGAAAGTTTGTAAGGAAAGAGACTATCATTGAAGAGGTTACATCTTCAAAGTTTGATGATAACTTCCTGCTTGAAGCGTATGTGAACACCTTTGATGGATATAGTGGTGCTGGAGATATAATGACAAAGTTTGGTGTAAGTCTCAGAGATGAGGTTACACTTACTATTTCACAAGAAAGATTTGAAGACTTTATTTCACCGTTCTTAGATCAAGAAAGTGATGCTGAAGTTGAAGTAACAATGAGACCCAGAGAAGGAGATCTCATTTACTTTCCACTTGGTTCAAGACTGTTTGAAGTAAAGTTTGTTGAGCATGAGCAACCATTCTATCAGTTAGGTAAGACGTATGTCTACGAACTGAAATGTGAACTCTTCGAATATGAAGATGAAGTTATTGATACTAGTATCGAAGCAATTGATACCACAGTTGCTTCTCAAGGTCATATTATTGATCTCAACCTCTTGTCAGGTGGTGCAGTTGCTACCGCTACGGCAGTTATTGGAACAAACTATGTCAGAGAGATATTCCTGAATAATGATGGTTCTGGATACACAAGCACTCCGCTTGTAACATTCACATCACCACCTGCTGGTTTTACAACTGCGACCGCTGTTGCTATAACCACCACTAGGAATAATATTACATCCATCAAAGAAATCCTTATCACAGATGCTGGTACTGGATATCAAACTGATCCTATTGTTTATATCTCTGGTGGCGGTGGATCAGGTGCTGCTGCAACTGCTGGTATTACCACTGATAAGAAAGGTATTATTCGTGTTGCTATTGGTGGAACTGGTGGTGTTGGTTACACGACTGCGCCAGATGTAACTGTAACACTTCCATCTCTCACACCAAACAAAGCAGCAGAACTCAGAGCATTTGTTGGTGCTGGTGGAACTATCTCTGACATTCGTATTGTTAACGCTGGTGCTGGTTTCTTCAGTCCACCAACCATTGGTGTTGGAACACCTGCAGCAGTTGGTTCTGGAAACTACTGGTTCAACGAAGAGGTTACTGGTTCCAGATCTGGCGCAACAGGCAGAGTTAAGAGATGGGACCTGGATACTTACACACTTCAGGTTGGTATCACAACTGGTATGTTTGCTCCAGGTGAAACTATCACAGGTGCCAAGTCTGGTGCCAACTACGATATCAAGGTTTCTGCAGCAAATACTACAACTGATAAATACAAACAAAATATAGATTTGGAAACTGAAGCAGACGCTATTCTTGATTTCTCAGAATCTAATCCCTTTGGTACTTACTAATGTTAGGAACTTATTACTATCATCAAATCATTAGGAAGACCATTATTGCTTTTGGTACGATGTTCAATGACTTGAACATTCAACACAAAGACAGCGATGGTGCTTCTATTAGTGAGATGAAAGTTCCTCTCGCGTATGCACCAACACAAAAGTTTCTGGCAAGATTAGAGCAACAAGCGAATCTGAACAAACCAACTCAGATTTCGCTTCCAAGAATGTCATTTGAAATGACAGACATTAGTTATGACGCTTCTAGGAAAGCTGGTATTACCCAGACTTTCAGAGCAGTAGGAAGTGACGGCAAGATGAAAAAAGTCTATATGCCCGTCCCCTATAACATTGGTTTTGAGTTGGCTATTTTCTGCAAGTTAAATGATGATGCCCTTCAAATCGTAGAACAAATCCTCCCATACTTCCAACCATCTTTCAATCTAACCGTCGATCTAGTTGAATCAATCGGAGAGAAAAAAGACATTCCTCTTGTACTGAATAGTGTTTCATTCCAAGATGACTATGAGGGTGACTTCTCCACAAGAAGAGCATTAATCTACAGACTACAATTTACAGCAAAAACATATTTGTTTGGTCCTATTGCCGAGAACCCAGAAGGTCTCATTCGCAAGGTTCAAGTGGATATGTATGCAGATACAAATACTACTACCGCAAAAAGAGAAGTCAGATACACTGTTGTGCCTGATCCAATTACCGCTGAACCTGGTGATGACTTTGGTTTCAGTGAGAGTATTGAATTCTTTGACGATGGTAAGGAGTATAGCCCAACCAAGCAAACTGACGTATAAAGATGTCAAATTTTGATTCTATTGATGAAGCCCTCAATGTAGAAAGTAACATTGTGGGTGTAGAGAAACCTGCACCTCTAAAAAAACCAGAGGAAAAGAACGACATTTCAAAAGACTATGAATACACAAGAGCGAATTTGTATTCATTGATTGAAAAAGGTCAAGAAGCAATCAACGGTATTATGGAACTTGCGGGAGAAAGTGCAAGTCCAAGAGCATATGAAGTTGCTGGACAACTTATCAAGAGTGTTGCAGATACCACCGATAAGTTAGCAGATCTTCAGAAGAAAGTAAAAGACCTTGAAGAGGATGGGGTAAGTAAAGGACCTAATAATGTTACAAACAATGCTGTGTTTGTTGGTTCTACATCTGAGTTACAGAAACTACTGAAGCAAGGTTTTCTAAATAATAATAACTCGAACACTAATAATGAAAAAGTGTAAGCAGGGGTATTACTACTGCTACAAAGATAAGAAGTGCAAGAAGATCCCATCAGGGTATCGGATTGGTTTGGGTGGATGGCTTCGTAAAGAAAAAGACGAAGAAACTGAGGAGAAGGAAAAGAATGGCAATGGAAATGGTGCAAATGGCAATGGAAATGGGAATGGGGAGTCTGATGGGGGCTCTAATGGCGGAGGAGTATCAGAGGCGTGGTCTTCAAAATACAAAAAGTCCATCGATTGCAATAATCCAAAAGGATTCTCTCAACGAGCACACTGTAGGGGTAGAAAGAAAATGAATGAAGCATCTTGTCCCATTTGTGGTTTTGATCCTTGTCAATGTTTAGAAGGTGTCATCACAGAAAAGCGTGATGGAAAGTCTTCTAAGGACAAAGGGTATTCTCTCCGCGACTGGTTCAAAGGTGGTGGTTGGAAACAGACTGGTGGTAAATATGATGGTAAGCCCTGTGCAAGACAACCTGGTCAAAAGACCAAACCATATTGTCGTGATGCAGACGACCGTGCTGCTATGAGTAAGGAAGAGAGAAATAAGAGAGCACGCAAAAAGCGTAAAGAAGATCCAAATCCAAACAGAAAAGGAAAGGCAAAGAACGTGACTCAAGAATCTTATTCAAACTGGAGAAAAGACTTTGAAATTTCAGAGCAATCTGGATATGGAGTTATAAGAGTTGGTGATCAGACGGTTAGACTAGGAAACCAACCAAGAAGACCTAGTATGCCAGTCAGAACTAGTATGCCATCTAGACCCAGTGTGCCAGTCAGAACCAGTACGCCAAGTCCATCTGTGTCGCAACCAGTTTCGCGACCAATGACAACTAATACATCAAGTTCTTCTTCATTAATGCAGCAACCCCGAAATGTAAGAGCAACTGGTGCTCTTGAAAAGGTATTTGATAGAGTTCCATTTTTGGGTGATGTTAGCAAAATAGTTAACAGATATAATAGAAAAGCGAATTACGCAAATGCTGATGCTGCAACAAGAAGGATGTTAGGTCTTCAAAATTCATATCAACCAGAAGGTGATACAGTTTCTGAAGGAGATTACAGACATGGTAGTTATTCTACTGGCAGGTATAGAATGCTTGATGGAACTTTGAAGACTCCTGCTGATATTGATGCACATATCAAATCAAAACAATCAGGAAAAAAACCACCAGTTCAAACAGATAAAGCACATTACGAACCAGAAGGTGAACTGGTTGATGAGGGCAAGAAAGATGCTTGCTATCACAAGGTCAAGTCTCGTTATTCTGTTTGGCCAAGTGCATATGCATCTGGTGCATTAGTTAAGTGCCGTAAAGTTGGTGCTAAGAACTGGGGTAACAAGACCAAGAAAGAGAGTGTTGATTATTCAAACTGGAGAGATGACTTCCAGGCATTAGAAATTGAAACCATTGATCTTATCAAAGCAGACCCTATTGAAGTTCCACGTTCAACAATTGATATTATCAAAGAGGGTGCTAGGAAGAAAGGTCAAGTAAGAGTTACCAACGTTGGTGATACTCTTAAAAAGTCTGTAGATAATCAAATTATGACAGACCCAGAATTAAAGTTGATCAAGAAGAAGATTGTTGACTTAGATAAAGCACACTATGAACCAGAAGGTGAAGTTCTTGATGAGAAGTGTTGGAAGGGTTATGAGAAGAAGGGTATGAAGACTATGTTTGGTAAGAGATATCCAAACTGCGTTAAAAAGAAGAAGACCAGGAAAGAAGAAGTAGATCTTGGTGAAGCAAAGAATGGTGGTGATAATGATCCTTGCTGGGATACCCACAAGCAAGTTGGTATGAAAAAGAAGGGTGGCAAGATGGTTCCTAACTGTGTGCCAAAAAACGAGGAGTATTCCAACTGGAGAGATGAACTTGAGGAGGGTGCTGCCTGGACAAAAAAGGAAGGTAAGAACAAGTCTGGTGGTTTGAATGAAAAGGGACGTAAGTCTTATGAGCGTGAGAATCCAGGTTCAGATTTGAAGAGACCTTCCAAGAAAGTTGGCAATAAGCGTCGTAAGTCATTCTGTGCCAGAATGAAGGGTATGAAAAAGAAGCTAACTAGTAAGAAGACTGCTAACGATCCAGATAGCAGAATCAACAAGTCTCTTAGAGCGTGGAACTGCTGATTGGTTAAGTTTTTATGAGTGAAGTATATCTTGGTAATCCAAATCTAAAAAAAGCAAATACGGAGATTGAATTTACAGAGGAACAGATTATTGAGTTCCTCAAATGTAAAGAAGATCCCGTATATTTTGCTAATAACTATATCAAAATTGTTTCTCTTGATGAGGGTTTGACACAGTTTCATCCCTACGACTTTCAAGAGAAACTTATTCATAACTTCCATGAGAACAGATTTAACATCTGTAAGATGCCACGACAGACTGGTAAGTCTACAACTGTGGTGTCTTATCTTTTACATTACGCTGTTTTCAATGACAGTGTAAACATTGGTATTCTGGCAAACAAAGCAGCAACCGCAAGAGAACTTCTCGGTAGGTTACAGACTGCATATGAAAACTTGCCCAAATGGATGCAACAGGGTATACTATCCTGGAATAAAGGATCAATGGAGTTAGAGAATGGCAGTAAGATACTGGCAGCTTCTACGTCTGCAAGTGCTGTCCGAGGTATGTCATTCAACATCCTCTTTCTCGACGAGTTCGCGTTCGTCCCAAATCACGTTGCTGACTCGTTCTTTGCATCTGTTTATCCTACTATTACTTCTGGTAAAAACACCAAAGTAATAATCGTATCTACGCCACACGGTATGAATCACTTCTACCGTATGTGGCATGATGCAGAAAAGAGAAAGAATGAATATATTCCAACTGACGTTCACTGGAGTGAAGTTCCTGGAAGAGATGAGGAATGGAAAGAAACGACTATTGCAAACACCTCTGAACAACAGTTCAAAGTTGAATTTGAATGTGAGTTCTTAGGTTCGGTCAATACTCTTATCAATCCATCCATCCTCAAGAATCTTATCTATGAAGATCCTATTCAAAGAAATGCTGGATTAGATGTATATGAAGTCTGTCAACCTGAACATAACTACCTTATTACTGTTGACGTTGCTCGTGGCTTGGGTAATGATTATTCTGCATTTATCGTATTTGATATTACAGAGTTTCCATATAAGTGTGTAGCAAAATATAGAAACAATGAAATAAAACCAATGTTGTTCCCAAACATTATTGAGGAAACTGCTAAAGGTTTCAATAATGCTTGGGTATTAGTAGAAGTAAATGATATTGGTGAGCAAGTAGCAAATATATTACACTATGACCTTGAGTATGACAATATGCTTATGGCATCTATGAGAGGTCGTAATGGTCAAGTGGTTGGTCATGGTTTCTCGGGTAAAAAGTCACAGATGGGAGTTAGAACAACTGCCCAGGTAAAGAAACTTGGATGCTCAAATCTAAAGACTCTGATTGAAGACTTTAAGTTGCTGACACTCGACTATGAAATTATTTCTGAACTAACAACCTTTGCACAGAAGCATAATTCATTTGAAGCAGAAGAGGGTTGTAATGATGACCTTGCAATGTGTCTTGTTATCTTTGCTTGGTTAGTGGCACAAGACTACTTCAAAGAAATGACGGATAATGATATTCGTAAGAGAATCTATGAAGAACAAAAGAACCAGATAGAACAAGACATGGCACCATTTGGTTTCTTGGATGATGGTATAAATGATATGGAATCATTCACAGATGATAATGGAGATAGGTGGAACACAGATGAGTATGGCGACCGTGCTTATATGTGGGAATATTATTGATGGATATAGATAAGGAGATAAACTTAGAACATCTTTTATTTCTTGACCGCAAGTGCAGAGTGTGTGGTAAAGTAAAGAATCTCCTTGAGGATTATTATCTGACTAGAAAGGGCAGAGGAGCACTTCCATCTGCTTATTCTTATGAGTGTAAGCAGTGTACGATAGAGAGAAATAAGAAAGGGACAAGTAACATGTGGGAGTATCCAGACTGGTAGTCAGTTTCACGCACAGTTTCCCCATTGAAAAAAGACTTTTTAATAAATAATTTCAGAAATATTCTGGATGTAGAGGTACACGATGCCTATAAATTTAGCATCACCTGGCATTGTAGTAAGAGAAGTAGATCTTACCATTGGTAGAGTTGATGGAACGTCCCCTGGTTTCGGTGCCATCGTGGCTCCTTTTGCAAAAGGACCCGTTGATGAACCACTCCTGGTGCAGGACGAAGCAGGTCTTCTCGACAATTTCGGTGAACCATACGAGACCGACAAGCACTATGAGCACTGGTTAGTTGCATCATCTTATCTTGCTTATGGTGGCAGCTTAAGAGTTGTTAGAGCAGATGACAACGAACTGGTGAATGCCTTCGTTGGTGCTGCAACAAGTATTAAGATCAAGAGCACTGAACACTATGGTGAACTTGGTTACGATAACAATACTATTACTGATGTAACGTTTGCTGCAAGAAACCCAGGTTCCTGGGCAAACGGTATCAGAGTTGCTACCATCGACTCTCTCGGAGACCAAGTTTTAACTGGTATTAATGGTGCAACAGTTGGTGTTGGTGTTACCCAAACCTTCTCTGCCACCCTTCCAAAAGCAGGTTCAACAGAAACTCTTGATGGTCACCTGAAGGGTATCATCACTGATGTAACAGGAACTAACGTAACCGTCAAGGTTATTTCTCACGTTTCTTCTAGTGGTACAGAAACAGCAGTAGACTATCAGGCATCTGGTATCTATAAGTTTGGTTCTTCAACCCTTTCTATCAACACCTTAGACTCTGCAACTGTTGGTTACACCACTGCAGTTACTGGAGCAAGAGACTGGTTCAATGATCAGACTCTGACTTTGACCGGTGCTGGTTCAACTATCTCCTGGAGTTCTATTTCAGAGAGACCTGGAACTTCATCTTTTGCTGCAGCAAGAGACTCAAGGTTTGACGAAGTTCACGTCGTAGTTATCGACGGAGAAGGTGAAGTTACTGGAAACCCAGGAACTATTCTTGAGAGACATCTGAACCTTTCAAAAGCAAAAGATGCTGAGTATTCCTTAGGAAGTACTGCTTATTGGAGAAAGTATCTTTATAATACTTCTACTCAAGTCTATGGTGGTTCTGAACCTGCTGGTATTGTAACAACTGGTTTTAGTTCTGGTTTCACACGTCAAGCAGACCAAGCATGGGATCAAAACGCTCAAGGAATTATCTTTGGTGCCTCTGGTTCTAACACATATGCACTTGGTGGTGGTAAAAACTACGATGGCGGAACAGATCTTACCGCAACTGGTTCTCTCACTTCAACTCTTGGTGAAATCAGTGATGGTTATGGGTTGTTTGAAAATACTGAGAAGTATGAAGTAGACTTCTTATTGATGGGTTCTGCGAACCACACTAAAGAGACTGCTCAGGCACTCGCTAACAAGTTGATCGCTGTTGCCGAAGAAAGGAAAGACGCTATCGCCTTTATCACACCATACAGAGGAGCATTCCTTTCTGATGGTTCTGTAGGAACAGTCACTACTTACAGTGATGCTGCTATCACCGATAGAGTTATTGAGTTCTACGCACCTATCACTTCTACCACTTACGGTATTTTCGACAGTGGTTATAAGTATATGTACGATAGGTTCAGTGATACCTTCCGTTACGTTCCAATGAACGGTGACGTTGCAGGTTGCTGTGCAAGAAATGATATCAACAACTTCCCTTGGTTCTCACCAGCGGGCAACTCAAGAGGTGCCATTCTTAACGCTGTAAAACTTGCTTACAACCCAAGCAAGACTCAAAGAGACAAACTCTACACCAACAGAATCAACCCAATCATCTTCTCTCCTGGTGATGGCATCATCCTCTTCGGAGACAAGACTGGTTTCGGTAAGGCATCTGCATTCGATAGAATCAACGTTCGTCGTTTGTTCATCCACCTTGAAGATGCTATCTCTGCTGCTGCCAAGGATCAACTCTTTGAATTCAACGATGAAATCACGAGAACAAACTTCGTGAACATTGTTGAACCATTCCTCCGCGATGTTCAGGCAAAGCGTGGAATCTTCGACTACGTTGTTATTTGTGACGAAACAAATAACACTGCTGCAGTCATTGACAACAACGAGTTCGTCGCTGACATCTTTATCAAACCTGCACGTTCTATCAACTTCATTGGTCTGACCTTTGTTGCTACTAGAACTGGGGTATCGTTTGATGAAGTTATTGGTAACGTTTGATATTAGTTAATCACCTTAGAGGCTTAAAGAAAAATGGCAACTAGAAACCAACTTAATCCACCCCCTCAGAGAAAGATTAGTGACTTCAAGAGCAAGCTTGCTGGTGGTGGTGCTCGCTCTAATCTCTTTGAAGTTGAACTCTCTTTCCCATCAGCAGTAGAAGTTGATGGTCTCAATGACATTCTTAACAAGGCACGTTTCCTTGTTAAAACTGCAAACCTGCCTGCGTCAAACGTAGCACCTATCGAAGTTCCTTTCAGAGGAAGAATTCTTAAGGTTGCTGGTGACAGAACCTTTGATACCTGGACTATTACAGTTATCAATGACACCGACTTTTCTATTCGCTCTGCAATGGAAAAGTGGATGAACACCATTAACAAAGTATCTGACAACACTGGTCTCACTAACCCTGCAGACTATCAAGCAGATGCTTATGTTTATCAACTCGACCGTAACGGTGACACCCTGAGAAAGTATCATTTCTATGATGTATTCCCAACTCAGGTAAGTGCTATCGAACTTTCCTATGATGCTCAAGGTATCCAGGAGTTCACTGTTGAAATGCAAGTTCTTTACTGGGAAGCTATTAAAGGATCTGGTGAAAATGCTGGTGGCGAAAATATCACCTAAATAGTCAAATAAACAGTCCGATATAAAATGGCACGACTTTTTGGTTTTTCTATTGATAATGGTCAGTCAAAGCCACCTTCAGTTGTCTCCCCCGTTCCGCAGTCAAATGCGGACGGGGTTGATAATTATATATCTAGTGGATTTTATGGTCAGTATGTTGATATCGAAGGTGTCTATAAGACTGAGCACGACTTAATACGAAGATACCGAGAAATGGCACTTCACCCTGAGTGTGATGGTGCTATTGAAGATGTTGTTAATGAAGCATTGGTTAGTGACTTATACGATTCCCCAGTTGAAGTTGAACTTTCTAACTTAAACTGTAGTGAGACGTTAAAGAGAGTTATAAGAGAAGAGTTTAGAGCAATCAAAGAAATGATGGACTTCGATAAGAAGTGCCATGAAATTTTTAGGAATTGGTATGTTGACGGAAGGGTATACTACTTGAAGGTCATTGATGTCAAGGATCCTATGGCAGGTATCCAAGATATCAGATACATTGATCCTCTCAAGATGAAGTATATTCGTCAAGAGAAAAAGCAGGACCAAAGACAACTTACTGTTGCGAACCTGTCAAGAAACGACAATCAAGTTATTGAACCAAAAGTAGAAGAGTATTTTCTTTACACTCCACAACAAAAGTATCCCACAATGACGGGTGCTGGTGGAAAGAGCAAGGCAGTAAAAATTGCAAAGGACTCTGTAGCATATTGTAGTTCTGGTCTTGTAGATAGAAACAGAGGTTCTGTTCTTTCATATCTCCACAAAGCAATCAAGTCTCTCAATCAACTTAGAATGATTGAAGACTCTCTGGTTATCTATAGAATCTCCAGAGCACCAGAACGTCGTATTTTCTATATTGACGTTGGTAACCTTCCAAAAGTAAAAGCAGAGCAATACCTCAAAGAGGTTATGTCTCGCTACAGAAATAAACTGGTTTATAACGCTTCAACCGGTGAAGTTCGTGATGATCGCAAGTTCATGTCCATGATGGAGGACTTCTGGTTACCACGTAGAGAAGGCGGTCGTGGAACTGAGATCACTACCCTGCCTGGTGGACAGAATCTGGGAGAACTCTCAGATATTGAATACTTCCAGAAGAAACTGTATCGTTCTCTTGGAGTTCCTGAGTCTAGAATTGCTGCTGATGGTGGTTTCAACCTTGGTCGTTCTTCTGAGATTCTGCGTGACGAACTGAAGTTTGCTAAGTTTGTTGGTCGTCTGAGAAAGAGATTTGCCAACTTGTTCAATGACCTTCTTAGAACTCAACTTATTCTGAAGAACGTGGTTACCCCAGAAGACTGGGAAACGATGAGAGATCATATTCAATATGACTTTTTGTATGATAACCAGTTTGCCGAACTGAAAGAATCTGAACTTCTTCAGGGAAGACTTGGCAACCTTGCAACTATTGAGCCTTATGTTGGTAAGTATTATTCTACCGAATATGTAAGGAAGAAGATCCTTCGTCAAACCGACTCTGAAATCATTGAAATTGATATGCAGATCGAAGATGAAATTACTAAAGGTATTCTTCCAGATCCTTCACAAGTCGATCCTATTACTGGCGAACCTCTTCCTCCAGAAGGTGGTGACCTTGGTGCACCAGTAAATGAACCAGACTTAGAAGCGGAAGGTGCTGCTACTGATGCACAGGCACAAAAAGACGCTAAGAAGGCAGAGATATAAATAGAAAATATTACATAATTAATTCAAATGGATAATGTAATCGATATGATTGCCACAGGTGCTTCTGCGTCTGATGTCAGTGATAGTTTAAAGAACCTTCTTTATGCCAAAGCGGCAGAAAGAATTGAGGCTGCAAAACCTATTGTAGCAAACACCATGTTCAATGAACCTGAGCAGGGTGAAGTTGAAGATGAGGTTGAACAAGAACCACAAGAGGATCAAGGAGAATGATTATCAAAGTTCTGGCAGCAGAAGGTGATTTACAATCTGCTTCCAATGTTGACACTGCAACTGTTGTTAGACTTTTCAATGGTCACACTGGCGCTCTGGTTATTACCAGAAAAACTGCTGGTGGAACAACTGTAGGAAGTTTGACAGTTAATACTAAAGGAAGTGTTGTATTGGAAAAAGATCCAACCGACACTCTTGAAGCTTCTGGAAGCGGAAGTTCAGTAAAAGTCGTAAAAGTAGCATACAACATCTCATAAAAAAATGAAACTGATTACCGAAGAAGTATCAAACGTAAAGGTCATTGCCGAAGGCACCGGTGCCGCTAAAAAACTCTACATTGAGGGAACTTTCCTTCAAGGCGAGATCAGGAACCGTAATGGGAGAATGTATCCTATTTCGACTCTTTCTCGTGAAGTAGATCGTTATTGCGAAACCTTCGTTAATAAGGGTCGTGCCCTTGGAGAACTCGGTCACCCCGATGGTCCTACCGTCAACCTTGATCGCGTATCTCATAAAATTACTTCTCTTGTAAGAGAGGGTAATAACTTCAGAGGTAAGGCACAGATTCTTTCTACTCCTATGGGTAAGATTGCATCTTCACTTCTTGATGAAGGTGTAAAACTTGGTGTTTCTTCCCGTGGTGTTGGTTCACTTTCAACCACTAGTGAAGGTCACAAAGTTGTCGGTGAAGATTTTCAGTTAGCAACTGCTGCTGATATCGTTGCCGATCCTTCCGCTCCTGACGCTTTCGTCAATGGAATTATGGAAGGAAAAGAGTGGGTTTGGGAAGGAGGTATGCTCCGTGAACAACTCGCTGAAAGAACTGAGAAGAAAATTGAATCCCTTGTCCAACAAAGGGCACTGGAAGAGCATAAACTCCAGTTGTGGAACGATTTCTTATCAAATCTTTGATTTATAAATAAATATAGATTAATACATTTAATCGATAATGTCCGTTGGTAGCAATTTACAAGAAATGGAAAACGTAGTAACCAAAGGGGCAGCATCAGCCGATCCAATGCCTTCTTCTGGTATCCCAGTTGAAGACCTCGGCGGTCCTACTCCCGAAAACAACAGCCCTACTGATGATTCTAACAAGCTGAAGGATCCAGCAGCAACTCTTGCTCAGGTAAGAGACGTTGTTAATGCTAAAGCTGCTAGAGCAGAAGAAGTAGAGGTAGAAGAGGATCAAGAGGTCGTCGCTGAAGCAGAAGAAACCGAGGAAGAAGTAGTGTCTGAAGAAGAGACTACCGAAGAGGAGGTTGTTGCTGAGTCCGAGGAAACCACCGAGGAAGTCATCCAAGAAGAAGAGATTGACATCGAAGGCGATGTTCAGGCTCTGCTTGAGGGTGAAGAACTCTCCGAAGAGTTCCAAGAAAAAGCACGCACCATTTTCGAAG